TTTTAAGTTCGCACCTAATTGCTCATCATAAACTGAAGATACACCAGCTGGGATAACAACACCTCTAATTGCATTAACAGTGTCATTTAAACCACCTCTTGTTCCCTTGTCGTTTAAGTATTTGAAATCAGACTTGTAGAAGTCATAAGAACCTCTTCTGAAACCAGAGAAACCTAAGTTTAAAGCCATATCTTCTGAGTTGTCAAATACTCCGTAAGAAGTACCACCAGCCCCATAAGAATTCATAGAAGCTAACATGTCATCCATTGCTAACGAAGTAGCTCTGTTTACAAACATCATGTTTTCTTCAATAGCACCATTTTGATCGAATGCAGCTAAGATAGCGTCAAATTCAGCTAAATCAGTAGCAGCATTAACACCAGTAACACCAGTAGTTTGATGACCTCTAGATGTAATAGCTTGGAATAAACCTTGCGTACCATCTTGAAGAGCACCACCATCAGTACCACCAATTGCACCAGCATCAGCATGAGCAGTCTCAGCTTCTAACATAGTCATCTCTAAGTAATCAGTGAATCTAGATCTAGTATCACCTTCAGCTTTTAAATACCACATGTAGCCGTTTTGTCCAGCTTCACCAGCAACTTCAACCCAACCAATTTGAGACACATCAGATCCAGATACTTCGTAGTAATCTTTCATAATGATATGTTTGTTAGATAAAGATTTAAATTTTGGAGTATTAGCAGCAGATCTACCATCAGTTCCTTTTTCAAACTCAGAACCAATAACTAAAATTCTAGTGTCCTCTGAAGCTACAGTTGTAGAATTCAAAGCATCAGCAGAAACCATGTGATCATCAGCGTAAGCTAAAACTGTAACATCATTATCAGAAACAACTGATACATAACCTTTAGCTGTAGCTGAAGCGTTAGACATAACTACCATATCACCAACTCTAATACCGTGTTCACCAGCTGCGATATCATTCCCATCAACATCGTTCTCTATAGTGTAAACGTTGTTAGAATCTTTATACTTACACGTATAAGCTAAATGTAATCTACCTTGTTCAGACCAAATAACTCTGTCTGACGCAGAAGCTTCTTCAGCTCCTACTTGAGCTAAAAATCCTGCGATTGTTCTTTTACCATAGATCTCAGCTTCTTTTTCCATAAGATCTGGTAAGTATTGTTGCGCCCATCCTTCCGTAGCAGCAGACGTAAAGTCTATGTAGTTTGTGGATAGCGTTTGTTTACGTGGAGCCGCATCTGGTCCACTTGCACTTGTAATTGCCATTTTAAATTTGTTTTAAATTGTTATTTATTTTTGTTTTTAATTTTAAACTTAAAATCAGAAGAATTATCACCTAGCACTTTAAACTTCATACCACCTGCTTCAATTTTCCCATGACTTTGTCTTGGGTTCATATCAACGTTCTTGGATTTAGCAATGCTATTTTTCATAGCATCTGTTTTTCCTTGTTCGTAAAAGTGTTTTGCAATAGCATCAGCGTTCATCGCCGTATAAACAGCTTTGTGATAACCAACAGGATCTTTTAAACTTAAGTCTTTCTCAAAAAACTTTTTATTAAAATTACTTAAGTCGCTTTGTGTTGTTTTAACCTGTTCGATATTGTTAACGTTAAATCTATATCTTTTATCGCCGACACTATATTCAAAACCTTTGAACTTGTCGTTAAAAACATTATTTGTTTTTTGCTTAAAAGAGCTACGATTTTTTTCTGCTATTTTCTTTTGCGCTTCTGACTCCTTGTTGTATCTATTAAAAAAATTTACAGCTTTTTCTTGCTCACCTGTAAGTTTGCTTCCAGCTTTAATTTCTTCATAGTATTTAGACTTTTGCCCGTCTAAGTGGCTTTTAGCGTTGGCAACTTGCTCTTTTAACGCTAATTTTTTTCTTTTTATATCTCTATCCTCATCAACTTCTTCGTCAAAAGAAAACTGATCTTCCATAAGAAAACCTATTTCCTCTGTATTTAGATGTGGTTTTGTTTGTTTGTAATATTCTAGTAAAAGGTCTACGTCATTTAACTTATCATAATCTTTATTAAGTTTAACGTAGTCACTTAAATCACCTCCAGTTTCTTCCATAAAGTCCATTAACTTTTGGATATTTTCTGGTAAAGGTTTTCCAGTAGCCTCAGCCTCTGCTATAGCCTCTTCAACCTGCTCTTCAACCTCTTCAACTTCATCTTCAGTAATTTCTTCTAATACTGGAGCTTCTTGTGTTTCATTTTCCGGTTGTACTTCTTCTTGTTCTTGTGTGGGCTCGGCATCTTCAGACTCTGCAACCACTCCGCTGTCGTTAGCGTTATCTTCTTTAACTTCATCTTCTTTTGGTGTTGGGGGTTTACTTAAATCTACTTTTATAACGCTATCGTCACCAGCAGATTCAAATTTACTTTCATCAACTTGAAAAATTTCTTCAACTTGATCAATTTTTTCTTGTGTAATTTCTTCAACTACGTTTTCATTTTTTTCTTCCATAATATAATATAATAATAATTAATAATTTTAGCTAGGATCAAAACTTCCTAAATTAAATCCTCCGCCTAATATATCATTACCTGCGGACTCAAAGTTTTTAGGTGGTTTATTCATTTGTCTTTGGTCTATAAGCTCTGACTGTTGAGAGTTTCTTCTATCTACAAGTTCTGACTGTTTACTTGCTCTTTTGTTTACAAGCTCTGCTTGTTGACCTGCTTGCAGTTGCGTTCTTTGATCCTTTCTGTTTTCTTTTTGAGTATCCCTGCCTGCAGCAACTTGAACTTCCATTTGTTTTAACTTCATATTCATTTGAAACTCCATTTGCATTAACTCTTTTTTCAAATTAGCCTCTTGCATCATTTTTTGAGAATCTACTTGACCTTGCATTTGAAGAAGTTGAGCCTTAGACTGAGTCATAACTTGGTCTTTTTGCATTTCCATCTGAGCGGCTGTTTTAGCGGAGTGCTCATTTGATTTTGTTTGAGCCATAATATTCTCCATTTGAAGCTGCCTGTCTTTTTCTTGTTTCTTTTTTCTACGTATTTTAAGTAGTTGATTAGCTAATTTAATGTTACGAGTGTCCCTAAGATCAATAGCATCTTCTAGCTCTATACCTTGCTGCTGCAAGGCCATTTGAATATTATTTTCAAGTATAGCTTTCTCTTCCTCATCGGGTCTTAATTCTAAAAATATACCAAAATCATACAAGTGCAATTCACTCATCTCGCTTAATGTAGCTACATTATGAGATCCAATAGCCTGTATAAAAGCATCTTTAGTTGGAGAATATTCTATAATATCAGATATTCTAAGGGATAAACACTCCGCAGTTTCAGCAGTCAAAAATAAACCAGCTTGCAATATGTGCCTTGTGGCTGTGTTTGAATTAGCCGCTGCTAATTTTTGAACACCAACCAAAGCGTTTTTATCTGGCATACTACCATCTCTAGCTTCGTTAAGCCCGGTTACATCTCTTATCATTTGTAAGTAGTAATTGTAATTACCAATAAGAGCTTGCATTTTATTTCCACCAGATCCAGATGTTATTTCTTGAATAGGAACCTTACCTGGATTAATATCACCTTCTGAAGTAAACGACCTACCAATAACAGATCCTGTTTGAAAAAACATGTTCAAAGCTTCTTGTGGGTTGTAATTTGTTCCATTACCTAGATCAACCTCGGCTAATCCATCAGCGTCTAAGTAAACACCATCTGGAACCATTCTAGACATTACTTGTTGTAACTTTAAATGTGTCAACTGAATCATGTCAGCAAAACCTGTTATACGTTTTACTAAAGAGTCAATTCTACCATCGTACATACGCGGCGCGACAATGTTGTAATTCATTTTAACTTTAGTAAAATCACTTTTAGGTCTCATCATGTTTGATGCCATCTCCCATTTTAATAGTTTGTCTGTACCTAAAATCATAGCACCGTCGTACAAGCACTCTATAGATCTTAACATTCTACCATAACCACCTTCTTTATTATCTGGTGGATTAAACGAATCATCTTTAGGTATGATTTTATCAGCCCCAGTTCCAGTTTCTTTTACCTTATAAACCTCGTTCATGTAGGTTTTATAGTTAAAGTACAAAACCTGAATAGTGTTACTGTCTTCTTTATCGTAATTATGTCTTGAGTTGTAATTAGATCTATTATTAGATTTATTTTTCATTATATCTTCAAGATCAGATTCTGATAAATGTGGAAATTGTTTTGCTAGCTCGTTTACTGGAATACTTTTAACTTCGCCAACATAATATATATCATCAAAATAAGGAGACTCGGTGTAAGAGTAAACTAAGTTAGCTGGGTCAACGTAATCTATAGTAACCCCTTCAGATGTATTAAAGTTTGTTTTAACAGCTCCAATACCTAACACTGTTAAATCATAGTAAAACTGTTTTTTAATTAACTCATACTTATTACCTTCAAACAACACATTTAAGGCTTGCTCTTCTGCTAACTCTACAGCTTGTTTGTAATTTAACTGCATATGAACGCCTAGCTCTTCTTCGCTACCAGGTAACTCTGCAATACTAGACTCACGCATATCAATACCAAACTTCTTTTTAACTTCTCCGTCAAACTCCTGCATAGCCATGTCCCTCATTATACCTTCCATATATTCGGTTCTTTTCGCAACACCGTTTGGTGACTGTGAAAAAGCTCTTATATCATAAGTTCTTTGAGCCAAGCCATTTACAACTATGTCTACAAATTTAGATATAATTGGAACTGGCTTCCAGTCTAAATTTAAATAGGACAAATCACCGTTTATAGATAACTCATCCTTATATTTTTTTATAGACTGCTCGCCTCTAGCGTACAATCTTAAATTATGAAAATCATTATGATTAGCTCTATATCTATTAGAACCTCTATCGTTGTTGAACCACTCCTGCTCTATAGCTTTACCTACTTTCAAACCATAATCATAGCTAAGCTTTTCAGCATCGCTTACTGTTTGACTTGGGAAATAACTTTTCATGCCAGACTCTGCCATATTTATTATTTGATTATTTGTGAATTACTTCCAGTATTGCTATACTTGGAAATGTTTAAATTTAATGGTTGTTTTTCAACCTTAGCGTTTGGCGCATACAAGTGTCTATTGTTAGCCATAATAGCTAAACCAGAACTTATCGACGCATCATGCTTTGTTCTTTTGTTTATATCAAACTTTGCCCAATCGTTTAACAGTTCGTTGAAATACAAATCACCAAACGTACCATCTTGTTTTATTCCAACGTGATCTTGAATATACATTTCAATTGCTGCCGCGTGAGCTTGCTTAATGTCTTCTGAGGAGTTGGGTATACCACCTACTTCTTTTTCTGCTACAGATAACTTGTTCCAAATTTTGTCAGGTCTATTCATACTAAACCCTCTATATCCTCTACGCCTCAGGTAGTACAAGAGACGAGGTTTATTGTTCTCTGCGAGTATAGGCATCCCGTAAAATACTAAAGCCATTAGAACGTCTTCAAAGAACATCTCGGCTGTTGGTGGTCTTGATAAGTATTCTAAAAAGAAACTGTTAGCTGGAGCATCTTCCATACTAAACCTAGTTAAACCGTGCAAAGCTCCTTTTGATCCAACTCCATCCACTGTACCTGATATATCGTAACTATCACAACCAAAAGCACCCATGTGCTCGTTGCCAGGATATTTAATACCATTTTTAAGTACCACTCTGTTTTGCAGTTGTTGAGGTGGAACCCAACTAGTTTTAAATCTACCTTTTGGATCTGGATAAAATATTACCTGTGAATCCTTGATTCCATTTACCCATTGAAAATTACCAGTTGTAACTCCTAGGGTTCTAGACATCTCTTCGTTATAGTCTATCTGTTCATATAGTTTAACTAAGTTAAATATACTGTTTTTAGTCTCATCTCTAAACGCATGTTCTGTTGTTCTTGGAAACTGACGGTAAAATTCATTTAAAGCATCTTGATCATCTTTTAAACCATCTACCTCGTTTTGCCAGTTATCTATTACGCCTACATCTATTAGTTCACCATCTGGCGCGAGTACATTGCTGTTAGGAGTAGTGAACACTGGAACTCCGTACTCATCAATAAATCCTTCGTAGTTCCATTCCATTGGGATAAACAAAGAGTATAAACCAGACTTTGTTTGACCATTTCTATTTCTTTTGTTGACGTCTGATGCATTGTATAATTTTTTAAAGTTTTCTCCACCTTTGTCTAAAGCATTAGAAGTACTACCCATCATGCACTTACCAACTATTCTACTACCTAATCTTAAGCAAGTTTTTGTAACTCTCCAGTTATTTAAAATATTATCAGGTCTCTCCCATTTACCAGATTCATCGTGAACTAGTAAAGCTAGTTTTTCACCATCATAACTATTGTCTCCAGTGTTTTTCCAGTCAATAGTTGTATCCAACCCCTTTATGTCTTCTAGCTTTTCATTAGCTGTAATCTTTTTTCGTGTAAACTTACTAGCAGGTACACGATAAGCAAGCTCGGACTTAGGACGATCCATACCATCTTGGATAGGTTTAAAAAAGAATGGATAGTTAATTGATATAGGTACAACCTTGTCGGTAAACATTTTTTTAGCATCAGCTCCTGATTTAGATAGTATTCCATATCTACTATCACTTGCAAGAGT